TCGGCTCTAAAATTTGTTTATTTATAAAGTCAGACACTTCATTCAATACACTCATGTCACCGTTTTGATAGAATCTCTGATTCCAAGCTGGATTATATTTAATCAGCATATCAGAAGCATAAACCATAAACTCCTTACCTGCTTGATCTTTAAAGCCAGCTTTATCAGCCAGTTCAAAACCAGTATTGCGAGCACTATTAAAGAAAGCTGACTCGGCAATAGAAGGACCTGTTTGTTGTGGTCTATTAAGAAAATCTTTAAATTCAGGAACCACTTTAAACAGTTCATCCCTCACCTTATCTTGCCTTAACTTCTCTTGCCTTTCGGCAATAACATCTTTGTCCCCAAGCAATAAGAGATCGCGTTGACGTTGTTCGTCTCTTAATCGTTGAAGCTCATTCTTGAACTCTGGCAATTCAGCAGAGTATTTCTGATTAACCTCTTGAAGCCTTGCATTTTCTCTGCGCAAAGATTCAATCTCCTGACTATAATCAGGAGCGGCTACAGCTTCCCCTTTATCGGTAGAAGTTTCGACTGCTTCTTGCTGTTGTTCTGGCGCCTCATCTGAGGCAAATTCAAATTTGTCCATACTGGACCTCTCCTTTTAAGCCGCCCTAACGGCTGGCTGTTTTTGTTGTTGTGCTTGTTGCGCCTGTAATTGCGACAACATATTTTGATGAGCCATAATGTGCTGATCAAACTCTTGTGCTAATTCTGGGTTCGCTTTAGCCCATTGTTCATAGTTATCTGTCTGTTTAAATATACGATGATCATCGATGTGCATGGCGTGATTATCGAATGTCTGAACCACTGGAGCGATTGACTCTTTAATTAAACGATAGTTTTCACGTGCAATGTAATCTTTGTCTGATTCTGCTGACTTATTAAGATAAGATAACCCAAATCGATTAAATACATCGTACTGAACGTTGGGAGGCAGATTGAAAATTCCTACTTTAGTAAGCTCTTCAATTAAGCTCATCTCTGAAGCTGTTGAACGTGCAGGAGCTGGCTGTTGAGTCTCAGGAATAATTTCCAAATCTAAATCGTAATCAGATTCACTGAAGATCTTAAGTTTAAACCCGCCATAATCTTCTTTTATCGTATTGTACAAATCAATAGGCTTAACTTGCTTAACGATCTTTAAAAGCATGTTCATGCAAGCAATCCATCCATTAGACCATTCAGCAAAGACATCACCATGACGCTCTTTAGAACGTTGCATGGCCAACTCTAACGCTCTTGCTGCTGGTAATCCGGATGGGATTTGACCCATTAAAGCTTCAGTCAAACCAAGAATGTATTCAGTGTCTTTATCGATCTTATCCAGCCATTGAATCACAACTGGATGAGGTGGAACGCCCCCAATCATTTCAGGCTTTAAAACACTGTTTTGACTTGCTGAAACACGATTGTAAATAATGCTTGTACCAGGCTCACCACTTATTGCAGATAAACCACAATCCTTAGGTAACAACCAATGTGGAGAGGCCATCCTATAAATGGATAACTCAATAAAACTTTCTAATTTATTTCTCTGTACTTGCTTAGGAATTGCATCATCCATGGGCGTACGACCATGACAGTTCTTTGTACGTCTTTTAGCGCGAATTTGTATGATATTCTTATATGGCTTTCCGTTCTCATCTACATAAGGCAAAGGTCCTTTTTTAACGATCACGTTATCATTGATCATGATAACATAAAGACCACCTGGATAGTTTGGACATGGGTCTAACCAGTACTCAACCAAGTTAGATCTATTATTTCCACGCATTCCATCAGATACAAAATACCCAGTGCCGCCAAACTCACCACTGGTTAAACGACTTAAACTGCCTGCAAAATAACGTGAAATGTCTCCAGATATTCTTGGCGCAGGTCCTAATTTATCTGCATACTGCGGGTATCTTTGTTTAAGAGCCCCAGTATCAAATGATCTTTCTCGAATAAAAAATGCAGATTCTTCTGCCGAGTCTGATTCCTCATCCATATAACATTCAAAAGCCGACGATACTTCCACTTTAAGCTTTGGTATTCCTTGTATAGACTCAACACCAATCTCTTCACTGGACTCTGGCTCGTCCCCACCAACATCTTTTAAATGGCCTAATACATCACCAATGCCATTGCCTAAACCACCAACATCAGGTGTTGGCTGCTTCATTCCCATAATATCAAACAAACCATGTACAGGATTTTGATGTTGTGGCTCACTAGGCTCATTAACAATATTACCATTCTGAACCATCTGAGGAATAAGAAACACTTCACCTTGTCTAGTTAGCTTAGGCGCAGCTTCCATTTGCCTCTTATAAAGCTCACATGTCTCTTTAATGGCTTCAGTTAACTCATTAGCTGTCTGCATCTTAATCTGATCAATCACAGATCCTGAATTTAAAGGCCTATAAGTAACTTCAAGCGGAATAGATGAAAGCAATGAAGATAAAATATCACAATAAGACGCATAAGTATTCGTGACAGGAGTAGGAGTTGTTCTTTTTAACCCCATTTCACGCCATCTCTTTAATGTCTTATCAAAGACAATCCACTGCACACCATTATAAAACAATTCACTTCTAAACCAATCTCGTGCTAGCTTTTGACGCTTTGCCTTAGAATTAGCGCGCTGCATCATGATCATGTTCTTCAAGACTGCATCGTTCATTGGATCGACGCCTTCTAACTTTGATACTGAAGGATCGAAACTAGATGTTGCCTGTGATGGATTATCTGTTGCTGATTCGCTCACAAATCACCATCCTCTTTTATGAAACCTTCTTTAATATCAGCTACCACGTCCTCATCCTCGTCATATATTCCACTCATTGCCTCTAAAGTCTTATCCATAGGGGGACTGTACATGTTTAGAAATGTTTTCTGGAAAGCATCCCGTTGAGAAACTTCGTTCATAAGCTGTGACTTTAAGCCTTCAATAATCTCATCCTTAGCTTTCAACGTTCCTTCCAAATACGCCTTATTTGTTTGAAGCAATGTAAGATGAGACTGAAGCTCTTGAACCTGATTAAGCTTATCTGACAAAGCTTGCTCTAAATGCTTAATACGAGACTCTAAATCAGATATTTTCTTTGAATTAAACATTTACGACCCATCCTCCAGTTACAGCTTCAACAGTTCTAGACCCATAATTAGCATTGATAACTAAAGCACCAAGACCATTTATTGTGTCAGCGCCACTAGGTAATATTGTTATATTATTTACAGCAGCGTTCCCCGTAATATCGCCAATCGTATAAATACGGCCAACATTAACAGAAGCCGATAAAGGCAATGTAACGTTTATTGCTGCACCATGATTACACTTAACAGAATAATGACTGCCGTTCAGAGCTGTACTTCCAGTGATAACATCCTGCTTATTCCACCAACCACCTTCGATATAGCCAGCATTTGTTGTCGACTCGACTGAAGCTCCACTAAATGTGTTTGGAGAAAACACCAAACATGTAGAATCAACTCTAATCACATTTAGAGTGCCACCTAAGTAATTCCATGCATTACCAGTAGGCCCATCCTGAAAATAAGAAGAACTTGCTACCTGCAAAGGTCGTGTGCAGTTAGTAAGATTAAGAGTAATCCCATTATTTAAAACAAACACACCGTCATTAATGCACCTAATGGCATAGCCATTAGCTGAGCCTGTAATGTTAGAGATGTTTAATGTGGCTGAAGATACAGAAACAAAAGCATTAGTACTGCATTGAATGCCTGCAATAGCGTTATTTCCGGTCAATGTAAGCGTTGTCGTTGCGGCCGTTATGCCAAGCAATGCACCTGCTGAGGCTGACATTCCAAACCCTGTAAATCCTGTTATAGTCACAGGTCTTTGCAAGCTAAGCGAAGAACCTCTAGACATCGTAATACCAGTCCCTGTAACAGCAACCGTTCCACCAGCTGAACCAGCCAGCCATCTTCCACGGCTATTTTCATTCATTTGAAGACCGATGTTACAGTTCTGAATAGCTACGTTTACAAGATCAAATATGCCGTTAAACGCTAAGACAGCTCCATTACTTGTGCCGTTACCGTCTAAAGTCACACCATCGATAACAAACACACATCTTGTATTTGTTAAAACTACAGGGTTTGTTCCGCTTCTGATAATTACGTTTGCGGGCGTTGTGACGTTACCGACTATTTTAATTATGCTATTACCCTGATTAGTATCAGCAGCATTACCAACAAAGTCTTTAGGGACTAAAGACTCAAGATAGGTACCATCAGCTACATTGATTTGATAAATACCGCTACAAAGCAAAGGCTGCTGCTGAATAGCATATGTAATTGTAAGCCATGGAGTAGATGGACTAAGACCGTCATTAGCATTAGAGCCAGTAGTTGAGACATAACGATTCATTGTAACTGGAAGCCCAGTACCTGAATTAACTCCTGGTTGTGTTGCGTAACCTATACTCATTTAGCCTCTTAATGAACCACACAGACAGTGTCAGGGTCTGCTCCTGTACGATAAAAGTCGCCAGCAGCTAATCCACCACCTATTGCGGCTGCATTATTAGCGTAAACAGGCAGCCCAGACACAGCCAGTTTGCTATTAGGGGTTGTAGTACCAATGCCAACATTGCCAGCAGAAGTAATTGAGACCAGAAAACCACCCAACCCAGTTGCATTATATTTAAAATGTAAGCCCGTTGAAGGGATCCATTGAACAGCAGTTGTCCCAACTAATTGCTGACCGAATGAGACAACGTTTTCGGAAGAAGATGAAAAAGAAGTTTCTCCGCCAACATTTACATTAGCGTTAAGATTAGCATCATTAACACATCTAAAATCGCCGTTTACATCTAAACGGTAGCCAGGGGTTAATGTTCGCAGCCCCAAGTCTCCGCTTGGAGTTATTATACCTCTATCTCCAGGCATTCCGGTCGCGCCGCTTTTAAGTATAATTCCACTTGATGGAATCCATTGTATAGCAGTGGTAAGATCAACCATCTGCATTCCATAAGATGCTAAAGTCTCAGCAATAGGAGTGAATGTTAATTCGCCAGCAACAACAGTGCTTGGCAGTGGCCCTACAAATGTTAAGTTTGGAGTAGCTCCTCCACTAGACGCTAACGGAGATGATGCCGTAACAGAGCTAACGCCTCCACCACCTCCACCGCCACCTGGCTGGGTACCATATCCGACACTCAACTTAAACCTCTTCGTAGTATGGAGTCACATCGATAGCTGTGCCCAATGCAACGTTGCCGTCCTTGGTTGTAGTAACGGCGATTGATAGTCCTTTATTGAATATAAATGGAGGGCCTAACAGAAAGTTTACTGTGCCGTTTGCTTGAACTGGAATTACAATATCAGCAACAGTAGTTCCTAAAGTTACATCAGCAGCTAGAGCATTGAAGATTTGCACATAGGCTATTGCTCCATTGGCTGTGTTATCAACTAAAGCGCCCCAGAAATTGTATCCTATTTGGCTAGCTGCTGTAGGTGAAACGTTAATAACTGTATTAGTTACTGATCTTTTTCTACTATAGGCAATAGGAGCAAATAGCATATTGTCACCTATTTCTTTGTGTATTCGCTAGGACTTCCAGGGCGAATTGTTTTAGGGAATGTGATTCCACCATCAACTTTAGCGCGAGGGCCTTTAATCTGACCAACATCACTAGGTCTTTGCGTCATCACACCGCTATTTTCTGTCTTTTTTGGGAAACTTTTAGGGGCTTCTTCTGTAGCCATTGGTAAATCTCCTTATTTATTAAGTATTTGTATATATGGTCACATATGTTAACATATTGTCATGTATGGTCACAAGTAAAATCTTGTTTTAGATCAATAATATGTAAAGTTTTATGGGTATTGTAAGGCTTTTCATGCTGGGTATAAAAACACCCATATAGTTTTGCTGGTCCTTTTATCTAACTTTATTGGTCTTTTAAATGGGTCTAGGTAAATAGATATTAATAAGTATTTACCTGTTAATTCGCTATTGGATAGAAGTAGTGGGTTATCTGTAATCAAACAATGAGTCGCCTTTGTCTGTAACATAGCTTGTTTCTTGGGCTGTGTTTTCTTTCTTTTTGTTTGGGTAAGCTCTTGTAGTATAACGATTAACTGGTATTTCTTTTATCCAGTCTGGTTCAGTTAACATTTGTTTCATTGGCCAGTTTAGGACTTGGGTGAATTGAGAGAATGCATCTGCTGCGTCTTTTAGGTGGTCTAATGGGAATCTGGTTAGTTGCTTTTCTAGTTTGCCGTCTTTTATTTTGTCTGAGTGGCGGATTTGTTTGAATTGGTAGTATGGGAATAATCCTCTTATTCTTTTCTCTTTATCGCCGCGAGCTGGAACTGGTGTGACTACATAATAAACATTTGATTTTCTTCGCAATTCTTCAACTAATGGGATAAGCATTCCTGAGAAGTTTACGTCTTCAATGCATACCTCAACATCAATATCTTTGCAATATTTAGTTGCTAGTGCATGCAACCATTCTACGGTGTCTCCAGGGGTCATTCGCTTTGTATGATCTTCTAAGACATCAATCATTTGATCTGGCATGAAGTGAGCTAAAATAATACCTACATCACAGGGGTCTTTAGTATTTTCTTTCCCCATAGCAGGGTCACAGAATATATAAATTCTACCGCGTCTTGTTTTTAGTCTTTCTAAACATTCATTGTGTGGAGCCCTAATAAGCCAATTAGGTTTAAACTCCGCCTCTTCCCCGCGGTGAGGAATACATAAATAGTTACATGAAAACCTATAAGTGCCATTGGCTATTCTTAATTTTTCTAAAGATTCTTTGCCGTGGTTTCCTGGAATATCTAACTCTGAAATCTTCTCAACAAACTTATTTTTAAACCTTATCTTACCAGAGTCATCATAAACACCTAATCTAAGCACTCTAAATTGCCCTATAAGCTCGTTTTTCGTGTGGAGCCACCCGTAGAGGTCTTCTTCGTCCCAAGGCGTTCCTGTGATGATTAATTCGCCACCTGGTCTAAGCAAGCTTGTGTATTGTTTATATCTGTCTATGACCTTTTCCCGACCGTCTTGTGTTTTTGAGTTATGCTCGTCTACAATATCGTCTGCCACAATTAAATCATAGTGCTGTCCAGTTTGAGTTCTATCTATCCCAGACGCTGATACGCTTGGAGCTGGCTGAAAGATCTTTCTCCTACTGACTATTAATTCACTGTCAGTCCATTTCTCACCCTCCCAATTCCCGAAAATAAGCTTAAACTCTGGGCTTGTCATAATATTGCTTATTTCTCTCACATACCTCTGGGCTTGCTGATAGACTGACGACTCGTAAAGTATTGATAAATTTGGATTTTGTATTAATCTCCACGAAATATAGGCCATGATAGCAGAGCTTTTAAGATGGTTTCTGGGGATAATTAAAAGCTTGTTTCTATGAGGGGCGGTTAAGAATGGATCAACTAACGTTCTGTGCAATTCATCAAAATCTTTATATCCACATATTTTACGACGGAATTCCCAGTAAGACTCCAAGACTTGTCGCATGGCCAATAGCTTAAAGTCGCTCACGTTTAAATCAATCACTTCACCATGTCGGTTATTAATTATCATCGGGTTAAAAACTCTCTTAGCTTTTCACTGTCATCTACCTGCTTAGCTTCACCCATTTTTCTTATTTTAGTTAGAAGTTCCGCGGCTTTAAGTGATGGGGCTGGTTCATCTGAATCTAACCACCTGATTATTTTATCAATGACATAATCATCCGTTAATGATTGAGAGTTTACGGCAATTGACTGAACCGCTGCCGCAATATGGGGCTCTTTTAAGGCTCGGCAAGCGACGTTTTTAGCGCCACCTTCAGCATATCCAGCGTCAATTGCGGCCTGAGTTCCATTTCCACCATTTAAAATGTAATTTCTGATAAACTTTTTCTTCTTTGGAGAAATCTTTTTTGCAATTAAAGGCCCCGAATTTAAATCGGATTCAGGAGATTTTTCGTCTTCCATATTTTCTCACATTTATTTAACAAATCAAAAAAAGACATTTAACAATTATCTTTCAATTTATTTTAAATATCATATATTTATAAATTGCTCAATAATCAATTTATTTATTCTATTGACTTGTTTTATGACACCTGTCATACGAATCACCATCGACAGTGCCAATCAAGGCACCGATCATAAGCCTGAGGGGGCAAATATGGATCAAGAATTAATTGATATGGCACACGAGTATGACCGTCTCATGAAAGACGCTCTTTATCTTTGTGAATGTGGTCATGAAGT